GAATATGCATTTATATATGTATTTGAACCAGATGCAAAAAAGTTAGTTCCTATTTGAACAGGTGCACTTGGATATATTTTTGTAGTACCGGATACATATGCTCTGATCCAGGTTGCAGCACCTGTGGTGGCATTTAATGCGGTCATAAAACCATTATCGATTGCTACGTAATTCGAAGTATATGAAGCAGTAAATTTACCTGCAGCAATTGGCACGCCATTACACAATGTCATAGTAGTTGAAGCCATGGCTGCAGTAATTGCATTTCCGGTTTGTACTGGGTAAAAATCTGTTTCCCATGAGATAGCAGTATCAGTTACCTTAATTACATATCCGGGTCGAGGTAATTGAAGTGCTCTTGCTTGCGCAGTGCCGCTTACATATGCAATATTTGCTGTTTGTGAAACTACCGAATCGGGGCCTCCTGTCAATCCACTAGTATAACTAGATTGAAAATGACTAAGTTGAACCCCTACGTTAGGACTTTTAAACAGATTAATGAAATTTGCTTTGCTGGTGGCGTTGACATTACCACCTCCGCCGGCACCAGTAACCTGTGCAAAGGTACCGATATTAGATACTCCTGCAGGATAAGTATAACCGCTGTTGTAGACTATAGCAGCCTTAATAATTCCATCAGTCGATATCTTTGCAACAGGATTGCCTATCCAATATTCATTTGCAGTGCTATCGAAATAACTGAAACTTGATCCAGCACCATTAACTTGTGCAATCCAATTGCCGGAATATTTTAATATACCAGTAATAGATTGTTGATGCAATGACCCCAATGATGCAATAACAGGCATTAAGAATAAACTCCTCTAGAACCCAACACTGTGTATACACCTGATGCAGTCTTGATAATATTGAAATTATACATTTCAGTTGAATTAGTAAAACCAGTAATAGGCGCTCCGCCAGTCCATCTCACGGTACGTGTTACCCCATCGATGATTACACTAGTAAGAAAATAATTACCAGTACCATTTCTAACTATAATTGCAAAAGTCATACATTGATCAATTGCCATTAATGTGTTCAATGAAGTGGTTGCATCACCTCTGAAATTCACAGTAAAGTTAGCAGAACAATCAGTGGTATAATTGATGATACTTTGACTTAACGCATTGAATTGAAGTGTGGTAGTAAATCCAGTATTGGATACCTTCTCCATGGCGCGTTGCATGGTCAGATTACCTAATACAGTGTTGTTTGTACTGGTTACGGTATCAGTAGATGCACTGTAAGTATAATTAGCAGAACCTCCGAACCCATTGCCGGTATTATATTGTATGTTAGTTGCATTGCCACCTGGTGGAGATCCGGATATGTATGCGGCCCATGAAAGATTGCCAAATCCATCAGTTTGTATGATCTGACCTGTAGTACCTCCACCAATTTTCACATTGCCAACTTCATTGAATGTGGTTACTGTACCATTAGTAGTCATAGTGCTTATAGCACCTAATACGCCGCTTGCATTATATTGTACTTCAGCAGTATTACCTGCAGGTGGCAACATAGCACCGCCGGCATACATCGTAAGATTGATAGGCTCTGGGTTAAAAACAATAGCATTAGTATTAACTACCAGCGTAGCCTCGACTGGTGCTACTGTAAAGTTTAAATTTACATCACTCATATTAAATGTACCTTATAATCATACCAATTGGTTCAATGTTCACATCTACTTTGCTATAACTATTAGTCCTAGATACTGCCAGACTAATGATAGCAATTAAACTAGAAGTATCTTCTAATCCGATAGTTTTGCCACCATTGATTGTTGCTGGTACGTATAGATACCCAGTACCGGCAGTGGCATTAACTAATGTTGCTGTCAATCCAGCTGGAGGGTTAGGCGATGGTTGCGGTGCAGTCAATGATAAATTGCTCAGAACAATATCTTCGACTGTGGTTTGATTGGCTGGATAAGTAACAACAGCGTTGTACCATTTAACTGTAGCAGCAAACGTCCAACCAGTGATGTTGATTGGTGTGCCGGTAGCGTCAGTAAATGCAAACGGAAGCGTATAACTTTCTCCGTTGTATACTTCGACGCATTGCAATTGGGTTCCAGCAATTGTTACTGTTTTTGATCCGGTTAGTAATAGACTCATGATTGATTTCCTTGTTAGTATTTAGCGTTTTGTTAGATAGGCGGATTCGGATTGACTGGGTTGAACGGTACCGGCCATGCTCTTGCATCGTATATACCAGCCCCGCTGACCAATGTGAGGGTACTGCCCGGTGTCATATTTCTGATTGCAAATCCAATCTCTACGCCAGTCGACCCGGTTGTGCCGGAAAAATCAGTTATTTCAATACCATATGGATATGGTTCTGAATCCATAATTATATGGGTTGCAAAATAGCCCCCTGATTGCAATGTCATATAGCCGGCCGGCGTACCAGTGAAGGCGACATATGTCGAAAGCTGTATTGTAGTATTCGGTGTGTCGCTCATTACAGATAGTCGTAGATTAATCAACATACGATCCACTCCTTGAATTAACGGGTCGTCGGATACATCCCAATATACTGCCTTATACCATCCTAGGTCTCCATCTGGATTGGTTGAAGCTCGTGCGCTGGCCGGCATCCATGGTCCAGTACTGGATGGCCTAGTACCTTGATACCATGGAAATATTTCGTCGGGCGCAACATATACCCCTGGTATAGTGCATGCTCGGTTTCGATCCCAAAATTCCAATGTGGTAATGTCAGGAATAATCCCGTCGGTACCGACGGGATTAAAAATCATTGTCTTAGTAGCACCATACAATTCCCCACTTACTTTGGCAGCAGTCACTGCACCATCTTTAATTAATCCAGTAGCAACTCCACCTTTGTAGATTCCATTGATCAATGACGGTAACAACATGAGTGCACCAGCCCAATTGAATGGCACAGCAGGAGGACTTGCAGCACTAGTGCCGCCGCCAGCAGTCGGGGTCGTTGAATTACGAGCCTTGACAGACCAGTAGTACGTAGCAGGTGGCAAATCATTAACTGATATGCTGATTGTTTCACCATTAACGAATGCTCGACCTGTGTTAGGTGTTACAGTACGATATAGTTTGTATGAAGCAACATCAGTAGTTGTACCATAATAGAAATCCATGTACAGTACAGTACCAGTTGCCGGTACGGTTGCACTGACAGTAAAATGTCCCATTTGTCCGTCGGATGTTGCAACTGTATTGTTAACAACAGTTGGTGCACCTGGAGTACTGATCCATGCTGGATTAGGAATACCTGTGTTCATTGCCGGAGTATAATCAGAGATAGCAATGTTCTGATAGACTTGATCATTGTATTCAACTAAACTTAGTCTGGCACCCAATGATCCATCTTCAGCCTTAGTTTCAATAACTTGATCGACTCGGAACAACTTATCTAGATTACTTAGGTTACCTGCTGTAGGTCCCCAACCATATACTTCATGTGCTACCCGAACAACATCACCTGCTTCTACCTGAATACCGCTGTAATCCATTGTAAAATTGATGATCAAATCTTCTCTTGATTGAATCAACCGACGAGTAGAAAGATATGTTGCTTGCACACTAGAGTTAACCAATGGAAATTGCAACACTAATTTGTTAGCAGGTTCATTGGGACTTTTGTCGGCAGCGTCTAAATTCACGTACACATAATCAGTTTGGTCTCTGATCTTCTTGTTAGGGAATTGACCTTCTATGCTGTTGTAAGTTGAATTCAAATCGACTGGGTTAACATCGACTCCACCGACGATGTTGCTGCTGTTGATTACAAACAAATTTGCATATGTAGTAGTGTCAAGATAACTTCTGTTAATGACAATTGACCACTTACCATTTACTTCATCCCATTTCAACCAACTGTCGCAAGTGTCTACAAGTTGCTGTAAATTAGTCAAACATGCATTGTTGGTATTGATCGGACCATTGATTGAATAACGTACTTGAGTAGCGGCGCCGCCACCGACTGCGGTATATGTAATCGTTTGATTGCTATAGGTATCAAGAGCAGTCAATGCTACTGTGTCGATGGCATCGATTGACACACCACAACCATAACGAACATTCCCTAGGTAATCTTTAATCACTGAGCCTGGTGCACTTAATGTGTTGCGCACTTGCACTTTGAATTGCTCAAGACCTGTGGTGCCTGCGTCTTGATTATAGACAATCTTGACGATAGCAAATGCGGTGTTGCTCATGAGTTTAGCAGCAGACCATCGATTCTGCAATGCAATGCCTGCATCACTTAATACTTGAATAGCAGTTTGGGAAGTGTTGACTGGCACGTTGCTACCATTGCTATAGTAGTAAATGTTCATGTTGCCACTGATATTAGAATTTTCAGTGTCTGAACTATCGATCCATTTAATGACTTTTGTAGGATCAACCGTGTCAAGAATCAATTCTTTGTCTCCCCACCATTGACGACCGAATGTAATGGTACCAGTGTCAGTTGATTCAGCCAATGCCATTACATACCACATTGTAGTTTGATCGGCACTGATCAATGCGTCAGTGATTGCTGGACTGACAAAGGCTGTTCCATAAACGACCGGCAGCTTGTTGTCGGTGGCCGGTGGAAATTGAACGCGATTACCTAGATTGTTTGCAGCACTAGTATCATTACCTGATGTGTTTGCACGATTGCTTATAAGGCTAGAGACAACATAACTAGCAAGCACACGAACGCCGAAGTTAACTGCGGCTAGACCTACTGCTGATGAGACTCCAATTGTTGCTGCAATATATGCAGCGGATGCTGTGAATACTGGCATTTAGACTCCTTGATACCATGTTTCTTCAGCCTTGGAGAAGCCGAACTTGCCATAATCTAGATCAGGGCTGTTTACCATTTTTGATATTGTCCACGCTTGGATTCTGCCTAAATCTAATAGTGATTTCGCGTGGTCGTTGTACTTTGATAACAAGCGATATCCCGCACTCGTTCCTCTGAACTCTGGGCTGACCCAATATGCCAATTCCTTTAAGATACATAAATTAGTGTCCCATATAGATTGATCGATCATGGCTAACAACATACCTACAACTACGTCATCGTCACGACAAGCAAGCAATGCCATACCTTTGCCGGCGAATAGATGAGCCAATAGTACTTTGATATGTTCTTCGTCATTACATTCAGCAAACAATGCCACTGGAGTAGCACTGCGGTACTCCTTTAACATGTCGATGATGATTGGTGTGTGAAATTTATTTGCTTCGATTATTTTCATTTGTTAACCTTGAGTTACTGTAGCAGTCAATGTTGTGCTGCTATCAGTTCCACTAGTATTTACTGTTTTTCCAAAATCGAAATATGTATTATCTAGGGCTTGCACTTTGTCCATGCTGGTATCAGTTGGATTGAATTGTTTCCAACTTGCAGTATTTGTTTTGCGACCCGAAATACGATTCTCAAGTACAGTTTTGTAGGCTGAACAATTAACTGAGATTACGAAATTATCAGTGTTTTCACTCAAATCTTCATGGATAGAATAACTTGTGATCACACCTTTAAATCTGCGCACAGTGCTGGTCAATGCATAGTTGTTATTGTAAAAGCCGCGCCATAGTTCAATTGTGCTGCCCTTGATCTGTGTACCAAGCACAAGATAGATATTGTCACTGGTCAATCCACTTAATGTAATAGATGTGTCTGAACTAGTTACACGTAAATCTCGTTGCTGTGTACCTACATTTAGTAGACCACCAAGAGCCAGATAACTTACGCCGTCGATTACTTCAATCTTGTAACTTGAACTAAATGTATGCACAGTTGATGAACCATCAACGTTGATCACAGTCAACTTGATGAATTCAGCATTGTTAACATAAGGAACATTGTTTACTGCTGGGATATTAATCATACTAGATCACCTAGGTATTCATACAGTTGAAACGAATCACTCCATTCGATATATGCATTGTTAGACATTTGACCATATGAGTCAGTTGTTGCTCCACCTACAAATAATTTGTAAGTAGGCATGTTAGGACAGAACACCGTGAATTTGCAGTTGGTACCAACTATAATGCCCAGACTAGCAACGTTGCTAGGAATGATGTTAGGACGATGAGTTGTGACTGTTACTGTAGCACCTGTACCACGCAACACATCGGTTGTGCTAGTGAATGGATGCGTAATTGATCCTAGTTGAATCAAGTCATTTGCTGCAAACAAGATTCTTGCACCACTGATGGCTGGTAGATTAGTAAGGACCAATTGGTTTCCTACAAAACTCTGCACTCTGATACCATTAAGTTGTGCAAGAGATGCTCCACCTTGATATTTGAAGATCCAATTCATCTTAGTGTTGTCACCGAAACTAATCGTTTCTGGGTAAATTCTATCTAACTTGTCGATTGCTTCAATGATACCACGTGCTTCACTATAGCGCAGACTATTTGGTAGTTCTACTTTGAAGCGCCATGGATTGAACGTTGGGGTAAGACTTGTTCTGCTTAATTCATTGCGAGTATATTGAATACCCACTAATTTGCGACGGTTCATTTCTAAACCGTTGCTTCTGTTAATAATTGCTTGTATGCTCATTTGTTCTTACCTTATTTTGTATGGCAATTCTTTTTCTGCCATCTTGATACTACCTAACAATGTTTTGCGATTTTCAGCAAACAATTGAGCGACTGACTTGGCATCGACTGCATTAACAGTGTAATAGTTGTTGGTGATTTGTTGTCCACCGCCACCTGCACCATTAGGAATAACAGTTGTTGCACCACGTGGTGTGATGATCTCAGGACCGTTTTCACCGACAATACTTGCTTTACCAATTGGGGGATCGCCACCGTTAGCAAAACCTAACATGCTACCGATACTAGAAAGAAGGTTGCCACCACCAGAGCCGCC